AGATGATGAAGAAGAAGTAGAAGCATGGAAGTCAGGATGGCAGACTAAGCTAGGACATGATGGACCACCCAGACAAGACGATGATATATACCAACATGATGATGGTGAACAAGAGTACGAGCTAGACTATAAAGAATACTTTAATACTAAACCTTTTGCGGAACGTTGGTAAAAGGTGACATAGGAGGATGAGGTGGTAATCTCTTTTCTTCTTCACTCATTCGTTCCACCCTATACACCCAGTCGCATCTACTGGCTGACATATTAGTTTACCTTGTATATCTTTCTGTTCCAGCATCTTGTTATCTAACTGGCTACACCCTGTTATAGTTAATATAACTATTAGTACTGCTAAAGTTTGCATACTCCATCCTCGCAATCATCATCGCTTGTTGTTATAATATATTCATCTGACCTACCTGCTGTAGTAGCAATAGGTAGTCTCCCTAAATTGGCACATGTATATTGATGAAGCAAGTTAGCATCATCTCTTATCTCACATCTTTTGACATACATACTGTAGGCATCTTCAAACTTTAAACTTAATACTTTCGCTCTCTCTGCGTAATCTTCTGCTAATCTTCTTATCACTTCTTGCCTACCTGTCTGTGTCATCTACATCTCCAATTAATTCAACAACTACATAGTTGTCTTCCATTTCATCATCGCCAAAACTTGAAGCGAATCCTCTTACATAGTCATAACTATCATCTTCTATTACACCTCCCTCTACGAGAGCATCCATAAGGAACTTATGTATAGGAAACGTGTAGTTATCTATATCTTTCCTTCTCTTTCCTTTAAAGAATAGTATGTACTTAGGTGTCATACTCTTAAACTTAGGGAGTATGCTTACCCAGTCTGCTACTTCTTCATGGTAGTCACGCTTAACCTTGTTCAAACTAAGGTAGTGCATGTTTCTATATATGTTCATACTAAATAGATTAGTACGCTTCTTATCTCCTCTACCTTTACTATAGGTAGGTAGTTGTAGTACAGCCTTGTATACCATATCCTCCCCTTACTATTAACTACAGCTAAAGTACGCTGTAACCCCCTCTCATGCTCCTGTAAAAGGGGTTCTCATGTAAAGAACCCCAGAGTTATCTAGCCTACCCAACCAAGTACTAAAGCCACGACTACAATACCTAGAAATACTGTAAGTGATTTGTTAGCTAATACCTTTGTTACCATATCTTTTATATCTTGCAATCCCATAGTGGCTCCTTATTTATTATCAAAGTAGTTATACACTTCATTAACTTTAGGGTAATTGATTACATCAACTAAGAACCTAGGTCCAGTTGAGTAAGCAAACACCTTCATGTTAGGGAAGCAGTGTTGTTTGTACACACAGTAACTACATTCCATAGCAAGTTTCGTATTGCCTGATTTACCATCAGCGACTAACTCATAGCATTGCTCTGGTCTTTCATCGCTTGCGACAACTTCTTTTAGATGCTCTATTCTTTCTTCTATAGGTTCATCGTATTCAAAGTTCTCGAAGTGAGTACATAGGTGTCCGTTAGTTTTATCTATCACTAACCATCCACCTTCTTTTACATTGAGAGATGCAGCGTAACCACGTAGCTGGTCTATATAACCAAACGGGTCATCCCATCTTAAGCCTCCTTCTTTGAACTTCTTGAATCCAAAAGGTGCAGCTGTTTTAACATCGATAAGTATATCATCAATCAGACAATCCATGCTACCTTTTATACCATTAACTTCAGCTTTTGCTTGTTGATGTGTTACCTTATGTCCAGACAATTTAACAAGAGCAAGCACTAGCTCCTCTGTTGCGTGTCCATATAGAAACTTCATTAAGGTATTAGGTGTCATCTTTTCTTTAGACATACCTTTGTCTACATACCAAAGGAACCTATCCTTCCTACCTATGTTAGACATACGTAAGGTACGCTTATCTTCATGTACCTTAAGTACATTATCTCTGAGTATAGCTTTCATTGACTCCCCAAACTCATCGATGATATTGTCTACGTCCACACCTTGAGCTGCGGTACTTGATGCGAGTACTTCATACACATCTTCTATTAAAGTATCTATCTTCTTCATTTCATATCCTCCATTGGAATGTCCATTTGTGTTTCTATTAGTTTATCTAGATACCATCTAGCTTTTCTTAAGTCTTGTATCCCGGACTTATCTTTGTATCTAGTTACATACTTGATTATGTTTCCCTCTATAAACGACATCTTATTACTTGTGATGTAGTCTGTTACTTCTATGCTACCCTTCTGATAGTAGCTTGGTGATATGTTATTACTCATTAGTGTGTCTCCTTCCATGTGTCACCTACTTTATAATCACCATCCAAAGGACAGTTCAGTTTAAAATCTTTACCTGCTTTCTTTATACAACTGACAGCTAAGTCACCAAAGAATTCTGCTTGGCTCTCATCTACTTCAGCTTGTATCTCATCATGTATCTGTCCTACTAGCTTATACTTTATCTTGTATACCTGAGTAAAATGGTCAAGTAATACCATAGCTCTCTTCATTACAATTGCACCTGCTGATTGTAGTAATGTATTTAGGGCTGCATGTGGGCTACGTATGTGTAGTACCCTACCATCTAATCCTACAAGTGACCCACTATAAGAATCCTTAGTAACTCTAGTTCGTAGTTTCTTAAGAGCCGGTGTATTTTTAAGGAACTCCTCCTTAAGTCGTTTACCATCTCTAGCTGTTCCTCCGACAACGCTCCCGATTTTGCCATCACCTGCTCCGTATAAGAACGCATAGATAAATGTCTTTGCTTTATCTCTAGTGTCAAGATTTGCAGCTCGTTGATTTGCTGTGTGTATGTCTCCATTGATAACCTCGTTGGTATAATCCTCATCATCCATGTAGTGAGCAAGCATCCTAAGTTCTAAGCCTGAAGCATCCATACCTACTAACTTGTATCCTTCTTCTACTGTGAATAACTCTCTACATTCTTCACCATAAGGTGAGCTGCTTGATGGTACTTGTGCTAGGTTAGGCTTCGAGTGTGTCATCCTGCCTGTCACAGCACCACACGTATTTACATAGCCATGTATCCTATCGTTATCATCGATGGCATCTATCCACGCACCTACTAAACCTAGTCTCTTCTGTATCATTAGGTACTTAGCTATGAGTTTACCTTCAGGTAACTCTATGTTCTCTAGTACAGTCTCTGATATTATTACTGTGCCTAGTTCTGTATACTCTTTAGGTATCCAACCAAAGTGTTGTAGGTATCTAGCTATCTGTTGTCTACTACCTAAGTTAAACTCAGGATAAGTAAAGTGTCCCCATTCTTTCTTACTGAAGTCTTTCCATTGCGCACCTTTATTCATCTGTGCTATGAATCGTTTAGACATTCTTCCATCTTTATTCTGACACTTAGTACCCGGATGATTAAGTTCTACCCATACAGGTAGCGGTGTGAATACCTTACGTACTTCATCTTCAGCCATGAACATCTCTTCTTTAAGCGCAGCAAGTAAGTGACTAGCTTTACGGATGTTAAACTTCCAGCCATTGACTGTCTGTTGATGAGTTATCTTAGCTATCTTATGCTCCATCTCTAGTGCTGTACTTGACATAGCTTTAGAGTTAAGAAGCCTATACAATTTAGCAGTAACTTCTACATCTTGTTTACAGTACTCACCCATCTCTTGTGTGTAGTGTGTCCAGTCATCATACTCACCCTTAGGGTAGTTCAATCTTGTACCCCACGCAGCTAAGGAATGTCCTCCTTCTCTACTTGGGTTGTCCAGTCTACTCATCACTAGGGTATCTTCAACAGAACCCCACCAATCGAATCCTAAGAGCTTCTTAAGTACTGGTAAGTCATAGCCAATTATGTTATGTCCTACTAGAACTTCAGCATCTATCTCTACTAACCAAGCAGGAAAGAACTTAACTGTATCAGGTGTCCAGAACTCAGACACATCCTGTCCAATTACCTTGGCTGCAATACAGAATATCTCTGTTGGGTCTAAGCCATTAGCTTCTATATCAAATGCTATCTTCATCCTTCTTCCTCCTCTTCCTTAGTTTGTCAATCCTTTTCTTTAACTGTCTAAGTATTTTCCTACGTTCAAACCTAGATGCTGATGGTTGTTTACTTCCTCTTAATAAGTCTGGAGTTTTTCTTGATGTCATGATAGTAACTCCTCTAAATCTACAACTACTTCTGTTAGTCTACCTGTGTCGTTGTCATAATGTATATGTCCAGTCTCTCCAGTGTCACCTGTGTACCTGTTCTTTAGCACCCTTAGTTTGGTTACGTTCCTCATCCAGTCATCCTCGTGT